GAAAATATTGTCCATTAATTAAAAAAGATTGTGTAGGACTTCAGTGTTCTTGGTTTACACAAATTCGTGGTTATAATCCTAATACTGGAGAACCAGTAGATGAGTGGGGATGTGCGATTACTTGGATGCCTACTTTATTAATTGAAAATTCACAACAACAAAGGTCAACAGGTGCTGCTGTTGAAAGTTTTCGTAATGAGGTAGTAAAGGTAAATCAAGAAAATCAACAACTTTATATTCAATCAATTCAACCAGGAATAATTGCGAATAATATACTTTCTGAAAATATTCAAAATGTACTAAAATCTGGAGATGTAGAATGAAATTAATCTTTATCGTATCGGAAAAATTTATTAGATTGGATGATGAAAGTTTTTTGAATATCAAGGAAGACCTATCTTGGGTTCCTTCTAATGTTCATGCAGTCATTTGGAATGATACTGTAGGTAGAATAGAATATAAGAATGCACCAAGTGAAGTGATTGATGAACTTGGTATTTACGAACAAGCACTTGAAACTTTTGATGCAGAAAAACAAAGAAGATTTAGAGAACAATTAGCAGAAGAAGAAATAAGAGAAGCATCAAGAGATTATTGGAAGGAATTTCGTAATGAAAGAAATCGTAAATTGATAGAATGTGATTGGACGCAACTTTCTGATAGTCCAATCACCGAAGCAAAGAAACAAGAATGGGCAGTTTATCGTCAGGTATTAAGAGATCTTCCTGAAAATACGAATGACCCAAAAAACCCAGAATGGCCTTCATTCCCTTCCTCTTGACAGGACCGCAAATCCGTGCTATGATATGTGGATATTGAACAACAAACCACTTATGATAATTGATCGGAATATGCTTCAAGAACTTCAAGAACTTCAGGAAGATGCTGCTTCTCATTTTTCTGATGATAATTTAATTAGTGGTGAAGTTTATTGGACTTGTGTAGAGGCACTTGCAACTGCAAAACTTGCTGAACTTCGTGGTGAATTGGTATATAGTGATTGAGTGGTGACTTATTAAGTGTCTAAATATTAACGCCTGACTGACTGCAATCTTCAGGTTGGAGAGTAGAAATACTCTCATTTTTAATCTAAATAGTAATGCAGTCAGTTAGAATGGAAATGAACTATCTAAAAGTTTATTGTAATCTTATCAGGAAAGCAGAGAACAGAACTCCACCTGAAGGATATACGGAAAAACACCATACATTCCCAAAAAGTATCTTTGGGAAGAATAATAGAATTGTTATATTGACATCAAGAGAACATTATATTGCTCACGCATTATTGGCAAAAGGATTTAATAAAAGATACGGAAAAAATGATGTAAAAAGTATAAAGATGATTTATGCTTTTTGGTGCATGAATAATCAAAAAAATAAAAATACATACTTAAATTCTTATTTGTATGAATGTTATAAAAAAAAGTTTAGTCAAACTCATAGCAAATTAATGAAAGGTAATATTCATTCCGAAGAAACAAAGAAAAAAATGAGTTTTTCGGCAAAAGGAAAGAAAAAAACTATTTCCCATAGAAAAAAATTGGGTGAATCCAGATTTGGAATTAAACAAAGTCAAGAAACAATACAAAAACGGGTGGAAAAAAATAAAGGAAAAACCAGAACTAAAGAACAAAGATTGAGAATTGGTTTAGGGCAAAGGGGGAAAGTAATATCAAAAAAGTCTGAAGAAAAAAGAATTAAATCCTTTTGTAAACATATTTACACTTTTATTTCCCCAGAAAAAGAATTGTTTATAACTGATAATGCTAGAAAGTTTTGTAGAGAAAATGATTTGCATCATACTGCAGTATATAAAGTTTGCCGAGGTTTACAAAAAAATCACAAAGGATGGATAATTTCAAAAACATTGAAACAAATAGAAGATAAATAATTCACACATGTCATTATAAGAGTTATATTCATGCCATTAAGTAGGTTAGAAAATTTTCTTCGTAATGCTGAAGGAAATATTTTATATGTTAATTCATCAGATTTTGATGCAACTGATAGTTATGAAAATAAGGGCAATTCACTTGCAAGACCTTTTAAAACAATTCAAAGGGCATTAATAGAAGCAGCAAGATTTTCATATCAAACTGGAAGAAATAACGATAAGATAGATCGTACTACAGTTTTAGTATATCCTGGAACACATTATATTGACAATCGTCCTGGATTTGCTCTTAAATCTAATTCGGCATCACTTTATAGAAGAACTAGTTCTGGTTGGACTACAAGTGGAGCATCACTTGCGGAATTGGGTTCCTCTTTTAATACTGATGTATTTGATCCTAATAATGATCTATATAAGGCAAATTCCTCATATGGTGGAGTAATTATTCCCCGTGGGGCTTCTGTTATTGGATTGGATTTAAGAAAGACAAAAATTCGTCCTCTTTATGTTCCAGATCCTTTAGATGCTGATATTGAAAATTCTTCAATTTTTAATGTAACTGGTACTTGTTATTTTACTTCATTTACATTCTTTGATGCAGATCCAACTAGAAATACCTATAAAAATTATAATAATACTGCACATGTTGCAAACTTCTCCCATCATAAATTAACAGCATTTGTTTATGCAGATGGAATAAATCAAGTTAAATTTGGTTCCGATGAGACTAATTTAACTGATCTTCAGATGTATTATAATAAGTTAAGTCTTATTTACGGATCTGCATCGGGAAGACCTCTTGCTGATTATCCAACTGGTATTGATTTTGAACCATCGGTAGATGAATATAGGATTGTTGGAAATTTAAATGCAAATGCAGTTGGAATTACAAGCATTCGTTCTGGTGATGGAATAACTGCAACTTCAACAATCACAGTAGATACAATTACTGAACACGGATTGTATGTGGATACTCCATTTATAGTAAGTGGAGTTGGGATAGATACTAGTGTATATAATGGTTCATTTGCAGTTAAAGAAGTTGTTGGTCTTACTACGTTTACTTATACGGCATTAAGTTCTCCAGTAATCGCTTTGCCGGATGCAAATACTGAATTAATTGATGCTCAAATAATCACAGAAGCAGATAGTACATCTTCGGCATCGCCTTATGTCTTTAACTGTTCTTTAAGGTCAGTTTATGGTTTATGTGGAATGTTTGCTGATGGTAATAAAGCAACAGGATTTAAATCTATGGTTGTTGCTCAATATACTGGAATTTCACTTCAAAAAGATGATAATGCTTATATTGAGTATGATCCAGTAAGTAAATCTTTTAATAATAACGATCAATCTTTACATTCACCATTACACACATATTCTTATTCGAGTTATAAACCAGAATATGAAAATTATCATATTAAAGTATCTAATGGTGGATTTGTTCAGTGTGTTTCTATTTTTGCAATTGGATTTGCTCGTCACTTTGTTTCTGAAAGTGGTGGAGATATGTCTATCACAAACTCCAACTCAAACTTTGGTGCGATATCATTAGAGGCAGATGGTTTCCGTTTGGATGCATTTGATAGAGATAATACTGGATATATTACTCATATCATTCCACCAAAAGAACTTACATCTAATGAAGGAGAAGTTACTTGGTTGTCTTTAGATGTAAAACAAACAATATCAGTTGCAACTACATCTCGTTTGTATTTGTTTGGATATAAAAATCAAGATATTGCTCCTCCTCATCAAATTGATAGCTATAGAATTGGAGCAAAGCACGGTGATTTATTAAATCTGACTGTAACAAATGGTTCTGATCTCACTACTTACGATACTCCAATATTAATGCAATCTCCAGATGGAACTACATTTAGTTCGGAGAAAGTTTCATATGTTGGAAGAAGTGCTGGTGTCAATAGTATTACCGATAATACTTTTACATTAACTGAAAATCATAAGTTCTATAATGGAGAAAAAATTAGAGTATTTAGTGATAATGCAGAGGGACCAAATAATATTGAATTAAATAAAGTTTATTATGCAAAAACTACCACACAAGCAAATGAAATTAAAATTTCACCAACATATAATGATGCAATTTCATCAACTTTAAGAGTAATTGGTGGTATTAATGATCTTGGCGGAAAACTTAAAATTGTAAGTTCGGTATCAGATAAACAACCAGGAGAATTAGCACATCCAATACAATATGATAGTTCTGTTTCTTCTTGGTATATTAATAGTTCTTCTTCATCGGTAGATAATAAAGTTTATTCTACAATTGTTGGTCTTGGTACAACTGGATTAGGTCTAGAAACTGGATCTACTTTTATTAAAAGAAAATTAGATAATCGTTCATTATCGGATCGTATATACAAATTAAGATATGTAATTCCAAAAGAAGTAGCAAATGCACGACCACCTGTTGCTGGATTTATCATTCAAGAGACAAGTACAACTGGAATTGATAATTTAGATGTTCTTACTGGACCCATTTCAAGTTCTTCTGAACTGAGAAATCCAAAGATTATTACTAATGCAGCATATTTGTCGAATGTAATTACTATAGAAACTGAACTTCCTCATAATTTTAATATTGGTGATAGTGTTAAAATTCAGAACATAAAAAGTACTAATAATACAACTGGTGCTGGAACTTCTGTTTATAATGGTTCATTTGAAGTATCTTCGATAGTTAGTTCTAAAATATTCACTATTTCTGGTATTACAATAAATCCAGGAACATTTACAAATATTACAAATCAAAGAGCAACCAATCAACAAATTGCTGATCTTCCTACTGTTTATCGTGAAAGATATAAAAATACCTTCTTCATCTACAGAATTGATGAGATTAAAAAACATATTTCTGGATCAGCAATATCAGGACAGGATGGAATTTATCATTTAACTATAATGAGTTCTGATGTTTCTCCAACTCTTGCAAATGTTGGGTATGGTATAAGTATTAATAATTTCAATCAGGATGTAAGAAATCTTTATCCACAATTAGATCGTGATAATTATGTTTCAGATCCATCTGGATCTTCATTTTATGCCAATGCAAGTCCTCTTGGTGTTGTTAATATTGATGATAAAAGACATTCAGTTACAAAAGAAGCAGTCGATACATTCATAAAGGAAAATGTAATTGGATTTGGTATTACTGGAGCAAGTGTAAGTGGAACTGCAGTTACATTTTATACAGATAGAGAACATAATCTCAATTCGATTAAAGGATTGAGTTTAACTAGTGGTGGTTCTGGATATGGATCTACGGATTTGTATTCTACTTCTCTTGTAAATTCTTTTATTGTTGGGTCTAATGGTTCAGTAAAAGCAACTTTATCTGGTGGATCTGTTTCTGCTGTTTCTGTTGTTGATGGTGGTGCTGCTTATGGAATAGGAAATACAATGACTATTGCAGGAGGAATAACTCTTGGAATAGTACAAGTAACTGATGTGAATGATAATATTGGAGATGCACTACAAGTTGTAGGTTTCTCTAGTGATGGATATAATGGAGTATTTAAAATTACTGGAGTTCCTGGTCCAAAATCAATTACTGTTTATAATCCAAATAATGTTTCTATCTATGAAACAAGAACTGATGGAAAGGTTCCATTTGTTTCTGTTGTAGGAAAGGGATCTTCCATCTCTGCTCTTGCTTTTAATGATATTAGAACTGGTATTGCAACTATTACTACTACTGGTACTCATGGTTTATTGGTAGGAAACAAATTCTCTATTGTTGGAACAGGACATACCATTTACGATAAGGCATTTACCGTAAAGGAAGTTGTTGGTATAAAAACATTTACATTTAATGTTGGAGTTGTTACCGAAACTAAAACTTACACTAGTGGTGGTTCTGTTCTTAAGCAGGGAATTTCAGCAAATGCTCTTGCGATTGGAGAGGGTGAAATAAATCTTGGTGGTCGTATTTCTTACATTTATGCCGGAATATCTACAACACTTTCTGTTGCATTAGATACCTCTACTACAATAAATCTTACTTCTATAGGTGGATTTAGGAAAGGTGACTTTATTCAGATTAATTCTGAAGTTCTTCGTATTGCAAATGATAATTGTGATACAGTTATTAGAGGACAATTTGGAACTATTGCAGCAGCAGCAGAAGTTGGAGCATTAGTAAAGAAAATTAGAGTAATACCAATTCAATTCCATCGCCCATCATATCTTCGTGCTTCGGGGCACACCTTTGAATATCTTGGATATGGTCCAGGAAACTATTCTACTGGTATGCCTCAAAAACAAGATCGAGTATTGAGTGCAGATGAAATAATTGTTTCCCAAGCAAGAGAACAAGATGGAGGAACTGTAGTATATACAGGAATGAATGATCTTGGTGAATATTATACGGGAGCAAAGAAACTTATTTCTGTAACTGGTGAAGAAGAAGTATTTGATGCACCTATTTTTACATATACTGGTGATGATGCAAATACTGATAGTACAAAGAGATTGAGTGGTGTATTTGATGATTTAGTTGTACGAGATCGTATTACAGTAGAAGGCGGAGAAAATAACAATCAAACTTCACAATTTTATGGTCCAGTTAATTTTACTCAAAAGGTTACAAGTACTTCTGCGAGTGGAGTAGAAGCTAAGAATATATTCTTAAAAGGAACTACAGCACAGCCAAAATTAATTACAGTTGGAATATCAACTCCAACTACTGCAGAAATTTCTGGTGCTCGTTCTGGTGATGTTTCATTCCTTGGAACACCACAAAGAGGTGGATATTTAGGTCATATTTATGCTGATGGTGATTGGAGGAGATTTGGATTAATTAGTTACGAGAAAGATTTATCCTCATATAGAATGGATAAATTGGGAATAGGACAAACTACAGAAACTTTTGATGGAACAAATCCATTAGAAATAAATGGAATTGCAAAAATCAAACAAATTATAGTTACTGATAGTGTAACATTCCCTGCTAATCAAACATTTAGCAGTCTTGCATTTGATGGAATAACAATTTATAATCAAGCAACTTTCCCCGGAACTGCACCGGGAGGTGGTGTTGGATCTACTACTTATACTCAAAGGCATCTACAAGGTATTTCACAACTTTATAATTTAGAAGTTACTGGTACTTATTCTACATTTAATGGTTCTATTTATTCTTCTTATTCTGGAATATCTACCTTTATTGGAACTTTAGATGTTGGGGGTGTAACTTCTACTAGTGGTAATATTAGTATGGGTGGTAATGCTAATATTTCTGGTATCACAACAACCAAATATCTAAATGTAACTGGTATTACAACAGCAACATTTGGTGGTATTACAGGAGCAGGATTTACTGGTTCTACTTCTGGGATTACAACATTAAGAGCATCTGCTATTGCTTCTGGTATTCTTACATTACCTGCTACAACTGATACATTATCTGCAAAAGAAACTTCAGATATATTCAAAAATAAAACAATTTCTACTACTTATAATACGATTAGTGGATTAACAAATGCAAATCTTTCTGGAACTGCTGGAATTACAAATGCAAATCTTGCAAACAGTACTATTTCTGGCATTTCACTTGGAGGTACTCTTGCAACATTAACATTTGGGGCATATTTGACTGGAACTTCTTATAATGGTTCTACTGGTGTTACGATTGCAACAAATGCATCATCAACTGGTACTAGTAATATAGTTGCTCGTGATGCTTCTGGTGACTTTACAGCAAATAGAATTACTTCATCCATTAAAGCAAATGGATTGACTGAAGGTGTAACTATAAGTGCTTCTGCTCTTACTGGTTCTAATAATATTGATTTAATTGCAAATAATGTTTATCTTTATACTGCAAATACATCAGGAAACTTCACATTTAATTTCCGTGCAAATTCTTCTACTTCATTAAATACATTCCTTTCAGTAGGAGAGTCAATTACTGTTGCAATCTTAACTACACAAGGGTCAACTGCATATTATAATACAGCAGTTACAATAGATGGAAATGCAGTCACGCCAAAATGGTATGGTGAAGTCACACCAACAAGTGGAAATGTAAGTGGAATTGATATGTATACTTACGTGATTATAAAAACTGGTTCTGCTGCATTTACTGTTATTGCTTCACAGTCACAATATAAACAATAATCAAAATGTCTCCACTTTTAGGTTCGTCTGGATTAGTTTCTGAATATTCTTATAGGGGAAATATAGATACACTTCCTAATGTTTTTTCGATTGGTGCAAATGTTACAGATGTAGAAATATCTGCAGAAATTACAAGAACTGTTGCTTCTGTTACTGGTATTAACTATAAGGCAAAAGTAACACCAAGTTCTGGAGCTACTATTTCTGTAAATGGAAGTGGTTATACTTCTACAGCACAATATGTAAGAAATGGACAATCGGTTTCAATTAAATATACTCCAGCAGATTACGAAACAGATTATACAGTATCATTAACAATCGGAAAACGTTCTGCTTCTTATACAATCAGAACAAGACAACGCCCAGAAGATGGTATTCCAAATGCGTTTGATTTTAATCAACCTAGTGGAGAAATAGATCCTCCATTCAAAACTAATATAGAAAGTAATATTGTAACTTTAAGTGGAATGTCGAATGTTCCTTCTGGACAAACACCAAGAACATATGACATTGGAACAGCAAGTATTATTGGAAATAGTGCTCAATTTAGAGTTACAAGAGGCGGAACGGTAGTAAGAGATTATAGTTCTAGTAGTTATCAAGTTATAAATGGGGACCAAATACAGTTACGTATGAATGCAGGAGGAAATGCTCAAACTGTTTCTACTACATTTAGTGTAACTGGAACTGATACTACAAATATAGCAAGTCCAGTGACTGCAACTGTATCTGATACTTGGTCTCTTACTTCAAAAAATTATGTTGCAAGTATAAGTTTGAGTGCAAGTCCAGGTACAGTTGATTACGATAATTCATCAACGATTAGTTGGAGTTCTGAAAATATTCAACTTCCGATTGTTATAAGTGATATTGGAAATATGTATAATACATCTGGAAGTAGAGGTACTGGTAATCTAAAAGCAGGTGCTGGAGGTGGTAGTAAAACATTTACTGCATCTGCAAATACACTATACTCTCCACCATCAAGTGTGTCTAATACTGTTACGGTAAATATAAATCCACCACCAGCTCCGACAGTATCATTAACTGCTGATAGTTATAGTGTTACATATGGTGGTTCAACGACTTTGAGGTGGAGTTCTACTAATGCTACAAGCGTGAATAGTTCTACTGATAATTTTGCTGGAAATAATCTAAGCGGAACATATAACACTGGACCTCTTTATTTTACTAAAAATTATACGATTACGGTAGGCGGTTTAGAAGGACAGACAGCATCTGCATCCTTAATTGATGTTGGTGGTCCCATAGTAGTACCAGAAGAACCAGCAATCGAAAAACATATTACTTCAAATACAACTAATGTAAATGCTTCAAGTTATTTTGGGGGAGATTGGGGAAGAAATGTAAGAAAGAAATTATACATTGATCCTGGAGTTGTAGTTGGTTCAACTGATCCAAATACTGCTGCACTTATTATTTCTTCTGGTGTTGTTGGCGCCTTTACTCTAATAAATAATGGTTCTATTCAAGGTGCTCCTGGTGCAGCCGGTGCTGCAAATGGCGGAAATGGTAGTAAAGGCGGAAATGCAATTCGTGCGGATGGTCCTGGATCTGGTGGTACGATTAGCGTACAAAATAATGGGTCAATTGTTGCTGGTGGAGGAGGTGGCGGCGGTGGAACTAAAGGTGGCAGAGGTGGTGATGGTGGTAGTGGAAGTTATGTTGTGGCTACATATAATCCACAAACTTGCTATAGAGAAGCTGATGTGTGCGCTGCATTACAAGTTGCTTGTGCATTTGGTGATAATTCTGCTTGTTTGACATATGCTGCTAAAGGTTGTACTGGATCTGGAGTTCCATATGATTGCTCTTATTATACTTATGAAACATTTTATACGAATGGAGGTACTGGAGGAGATGGTGGAAATGGCGGTGCTGGAGGAATAGGACAAGGATATAACCAAGGCAGTACTGTTGGTTCTTCTGGTTTGATTGGTGCTAATGGTTCTCTTGGTGGGACAAATGCTGGAAATGGTGGGAACGGTGCATATGGTGGAAATGGTGGAAATGGTGGAAACTTTGGACTTTCTGGAGATCCAGGAAGTCAAGGTGGTACTGGAATTTCTGGTACTAGCGGAAATGTATCTGGAGGAACTGGTGGTTCTACTGGTTCTCTTCCTGTTGGACAAGGGGGAGCATCTGGATACTCACTAAATGGAACAAACTATACGTCTCTTGGTGGTTATGTTCTTGGACCACAAAAATCCAATCCATAAATAAAATCGTAATTATTTTTTATACATATGAAATCGCAAGAAATGCTTGATAATCTGACTGAACAAGCAACAAATCTTCAAAAGGAACTTTTAGAAATCGAAAGAGATTTCAATACTAAAAAGGAACAGTTTATTCGTCTTCAAGGTGCAATTGAGGCAATAACTGTTTTGCATCAAGAAGAAGATTTATAAATAAACAAAAGGACTTATATAAGTTCTGTTTTTAATGGTATATACCGAGAATGAATATCAATGGCAACTCCTTTTAGAATTAAAAGGTCTGCTATACCGGGTAAGAAACCGGTAGTTGCAGATTTACAGTTAGGCGAATTAGCACTCAATACATACGATGCAGAACTTTATACCAAACGAGAAAGAAATGGTATAGGGACTGATGTTGTAAGAGTTGGTGCCGGAGCAACAGTTACAAATATTTTATATGTTACGAAAGATGGAAGCGATACAAATACAGGAAAAAAACTCGGAGACGCAAAAGCAACAATCGCAGGAGCAGTTGCAGCAGCAGCAGAAGGAACTGTTATTAAAATTAGTGCTGGATCTTACATAGAAAGTAATCCAATTATATTACCAAATCAGGTTAGTATTATTGGT